TGGATTAGCAAATGTTAAAAGTGATGCAGCGCCTAACTCTTTGCTTGTAATTCCATCCCACAACGCTTTCATTCTTTTAAGCGTGTCTTCGTGACCACGTAAAACTGCTTGATACTCTACACCCCGAACTCTTGCACCGTCTACCCCTAAAGCCACAGCCTCCCACTTTGCTCGTTGTGCCTCAATTGCATCAAGTTCTGCTTGAAGTTTAGCCTGTAATGGTAATATTGATAATTTGTTTATATTATAATTTGCATCTTGTAATCTTAAAATTTCAGCAGAAACTTTAAGTGAGTCTTGATCAAGTGCATAAACTTTTTCAGAAATTGTATAAAGTTTTTCTTCAATTTGTACTCTTGTTAACCCGTTAGTGTTTGTTAGTTTGCCAATTTCTTTTTCTCTTGCAACTTGTAATAAGTTTGAATTTCTTTCTTTTGCTTTTCTTGCTTCTTCTGCTCTTTGTTGTTGTATTGCCTTTGCTGCAGCAGAAAGGTCTCCTCTTGTTAATGCATCGGCAATTGTAATTCTTGATGACTCCTTAGCAGCAATATCATCAGTAATATCTGATATTTGTTGAAGGGCCTTTTCTTGTGCATCATATTTTTTATTGATTGACTCTGCAGCCTTATCAATTAATGACAGGTCATGATTTAAGATTGTTGACTGTGCATTAAGCAGTGCTATTGGTCTATCGTAATTTTCTTCCATTAGTCGTTGTTGTATATCAATTAATTTTTCATTAGCATCAATTAATTTATTTGCAGCATCAATTTGTGGCTGATAAATATTTCTTGCTTCTCTTTCAATAACATCAAAGTATTCCATTGCCATGCTTACTTCTTTTTTTATCCGTTCTGCAGGATTTATTATATCTTGTGTTCTTGTTTGATTTCTTTTAAGTTCTCTTAGTGTAGCAATCATTCTATCAATTTCTTCTTTTGTTTTACCACTTGCAAAAGCAAGGGCAATTTGCTCATTTGTAACAATTTCTAATGCCTCTGCAGCAGACAGTCCAGCAGCCTTTAAATTTGTGAATGTTGCACTCTGTGCTCTTAGTACTTGGGTTTGATCTCTAGCATTGTCTTCAAACTCTCCAAGAGTTGCTTCATTTAATGCCTTTGCTAACTTTTTTCCATCTTCAGTTATTGTAACAATACCGTTTTTAATTTTAATAAATTTCTTTTGAATTGCTGGATCTAAATCAGATATAAAATTAATAAGTTCTTGGTTTATTCCTTGCGCTCTAAGTTGTTGATTAATTCCTTTAAATATTTTAATGTCTCCACCAGATTTGTTCATTACCCTTCTTAGTTCTTCAATTCCACCACGGGCATTTATTGATGCATCTCTTACTAACTTTAATCTTTTAAGTAGTTCATCTAAAGTTGTATCTCTTTCTCCTGAGCCAGGAGTTGCCCCCTTATTTGTTCCTTTTTCTATTGCTGCGTTAAAACCTTTTGCTAAGTATGCTGCTATAGCATCTTGTTCTGACATACCTTTAAATTCAGCAAGTGCTGCTGCTCTAATTTGTGGATCTACTTTTCCAACTAAATAATTAACAAGCAATGTTTTATTTATAAGTGGTTTACCTTCAGATAATTTATCAAAATTAGTTAAGGCATCTGCAAATAATGTTGGATTTTCACCAGCAAGTTTTTGAACAACTGTTTTATCTATTTTATCTGGCAGTATTGAAATTTTTGATAATGCATCATTTGCAACTGTTAATTGTTTTACTCCATTAGTAGTAAGGTCTAGTTGAACTCCATACTTTTGTTGAAATTTTGCAAGAATATCTAATGCGGTCATGTCTTTATCAAAGGCAACTTCGTTAGTGTTTATATAATTAAGCATTAAGTCAATTGTTTTTGCATTTGTACCAGTCTGCGTTATTAACTCAAGAAGTGTGCTTGCCCCTGCAAAACCTTCTTTTCCTACAACCGTATTTATTTTTGCTTGAATTTCTGGAACTTGTTTGGATGCATCTAAAAGAGCAATTACCGCATTTGGACTTAACTCTCCAGAAGCAAAACCAATCTGTATGACCTTTTTAAAATCTGTATTTGCAAAATCATTTAATTCATCTTTAGCAATATCTTTAAACACTTTAATGGCATCTGAAGCATTTTTGTATAAATTATCGATAGATGTTCCAATTGCTTTGTCAAAATTTTCTGTAGATATTTGACCTGATAATTTAATAACATCGTTTATCGTTTGTTGATTTGCATTATTTAAACTATCTAAACCAATTTTTCTTTGATCTTCAATATCTTTAATTTCTTTTTCAGTTTTTGCATTTTTAAGTTTTAAATCATATTGTTGATTTAATGCATCTACAAGTTGTTGATTTTGAACAATTGCTTCAAGTCCTAGTTGAATGCTTGCAGCATCAAGTTTTGCATTTGCTGATTTTGCTTTATTTTGATCGTATGCTGCTTTTACTATTGCACCACTACTTAATAAAGCAACTACTGCAGCAGCAGGAAGACCAACACCCGTAGCAGCCAATCCACCAGCGGCAGCAAGGCCAGCAACGCCACCGCCAGTTGCGGCTAGGCCCCCTGCAGTAACTTCTCGTTTTCTATTGTTTTGTGCCTGATCAAATGCTGTTTGTAAGTTTGTTGCAGAATCTTTTTTAATTGCTAATGCAATTTGAAGTGGATCTTTAGTTAAATTTTCGCCATTTGGACCAAATAAAGATACAAGTTCTCCACTAATCATTAATGGTATTTCATAACTGCCTAGTTTTTCTCCTAATGCTGAAGCAATACTCTTTGCTTGTTCTGTTGTAACTACTCCCTGCAATATTGCAGTTGATAATTGATTTGCCATATTTGTTGCAATTTCTTTATCTGTTTTTCCTGTTTTTCCTTGGGTAGCAATATCTGCAATCAAACCTTTTCCAAATTCACTTTCTAAAACATTTTGTCCAAATTTTCTTTGTTGGTCAACAGTTCCAGAAATAAGGTTTTGTCTTTTTCGATCTGCAGACTCTTTTGATGAAACTGTTCCAGTAATTTTTGATAACTCAATTAATTTAGTGTTGGTCATTGACATAGCCTTAGCAAGATTTATGCCTTCTTGTCTAGCCTTTTCTATATCTTTATTAAACTTATAAATTACTGCGGTAATAGAAACTAGCCCTGCAACAAACAATCCAAGTGGATTAGTAAGCATAGGGGCAATACTTGCAAGAGCAGAGACACCCATCATTGCCATACCCACGCTATTGTTACCAGTCATGAATCCTGCCATTGCTCCAATACCCGCAATTCCAGCAACAGGGCCAGCAACCGATCCAACTCTTTGTGCTCTTTGTGCTCTTACTTCACGTTTTTGATCTTTAGTTAATTTTGTTGTTGTTTTTGTTCCGTCGTCAAGTGTTTCTGTATTTTTATCTAGTGACTCAATTAGTTTGTTCATCTGTGATTCTTGAATACGTACTCCTGAAGCACTTGAGAAAGGTATTTCCCTTGTTCCGCCTTGAGTTTGTCCTGCTGGAATTCCACCCTGTGCTCCAACAATCCCAAGTCTTCCCATCCCTGGAATAAATACACCTTTGCCTGCACGAAGTGATGATGTTGTTTTTTTAGTAAGAATTGATTCACCCTTGCCAACTGCAATTTGTCTTGTATCACTTGATCCGCCACCAATTACACTAAGTGCTGAAGATCTTGCCACACCTGTTTGACCATTAACAACTCCAGATTTTTTACCAGATCCCATTGCTTCAAGTAAAGCCTTATCTTCTCTGTCATATCGGGCTTGTTGAATTCTACGTATATCATCGATTATAGTGCTTCCTGTCTTAATAGATGACGTGCCAGCCAAAGTCTTCATTGGTTGTGAATAAAAATTATTTTTTGATCTATGTTCTAATCCAGCAATAACTGCTTTTGCTTGATATGAGTTTGGATTTATTTTTGCATCATATGCAGCAATTGATCGTAGTGTTTGTGCTCCTGCAGCAGTTGTTGGATGTGTTCCTGATTGTAATTTTTTAAGTTCATTTCTATCAATTCCCATTGACCTTAATTGATCATCAGACATGCCCAAAAGATTTTGACCAAGTTTTCCTTTTACTGTATTTAAATAGTTATTAACATAACCAAGATCTGCAACAAGGTTTCCAGCATTCCATTGCTTAGTTCCAGAATTTCGAACTTCTTCTATATGGGATGCTTGAACATTAAATAAGTTCTTTTCTTGTCCTGGTGTTAAGATTATTCCTTGACTCTTAAGTACCTCTCTAATTGCACTAGTTTCTGTTGCAAACCCTGATTGTGATTGTCTTGCAAGTGATCTAATTCCTGATGGAGCAGATGTTCCACTTCCAGCACCACGATTTATTGATAGTCGTCTTTCTAGTTGTGATGCAGTCATTGGTCGACCACGCTCTATATTAGTTTCTAAAGCCTTTACAATTTTTTCTTCTGAAATTCCTTTAGATTTAAGTTCAATAATTTTATTTTCAAGATTTCTACCAGCACTTTGACTTCTTGTTGTAAAAGATTTTCCACCAACATTAACTGTTCCTGCTTCAAATCCTTGTATAGTTCCATTAACCAGTGCTTGAATAATTGGCTTAAATCTATTATCTTGTGCTGTTTCTGCTGGAATGATTGCTTCTCCAGGAGCACCAAGAAGTGGAATAATATCTCCTGCGCCCTTTGGTCCTGGCAATCCAGTTGTTCCAGATGCAAATCCTTTTGGTTTTCCACCTTTTATACCAGGTTTAAATCCTGGCATCATCATACCTGGATTTGCCATAGCAAATCTTGTTGCTGCTACGGTTGCATCAATATAGGCTTGACGTAATAATCTAACTGCCGTTGTTTCTACTGCAAATGATTGCGTTAGGCGTGTATGAGCCTGATTTAAAGATGCCGCTACTGTGGCTGCTTCTAGTTGTTCGCTATTTAAGTAACTTGTTTGTTGGGCAAGAAGGTTTGTATTTGTTCCAGCCCTTAAAAATCCAGAACGCATTGTTATAAATAGTTTTATTATGTTTGCAACACCGTTGGCAAGTAGGCCAAAAGTCATTAATAACACTGGTCCAATAACTCCAACAAGTGTTGACGCTATAACAATAAACTTTTTAGTGCCCTCTCCAAGATTATCAAACTTGTCTAATAGCCTACCAACTACTTGAACAATTGGTGTAACTGCTTCTAAAAATGTTTTTCCTATCGGCGCTATAGCAACCTTAAGTTTTTCTATTGACTCTTTAAAATTAGTTCCAACAGCATCTTCTAAAACACCTAATTCTCGTTCAGATAATATTGCAAGTTCTTCAATTGAAGCCCCCGCAAGATTTAAAACCCTAGCAGCCTGAGTTCCTTCTTTTGTTACGTTTTGAAATAAAGTTGATAGTCTTGAAAATTGAAACTTACCAAATAGTTGTTCAATAGCACGAGCACGGTTTAGAGGATCAAGAGTATCTAATGCCTTAGAAAAATCAATTACTGTGTTTCTTATGTTTCCTTTATTAGTTTCAACAATTGCATTAATGTTTACCCCAAGTTTTCCAAGAAATGCTGCTGCCTTGTCTGATGGATTAATTAAAGAGGCAAGACCTGATTTAAGGGCGTTAGCACCTTCTGATGCATTAATACCACCTTCTTTCATTGCTGTTAAGAAAAATGCTAGATCTTCAACAGATCCACCAAGTTGTTTTACTACTGGTCCTGCTTTAGGAATTGCTTCTGTTAAATCTTCAATAGATACTACAGTTTGGTTCTCAACTGCGTTAAGAAAATTAATTTTACTTGCTAAATCTTCTGCTGCTACACCAAAAGCATTTGTTACTGATATTGTTGTTTCTAATGCTTGTGCTTGCTCTACTCCGCCAAGAACTGCAAGGCGAGTTGCTTGTGCTACTTGGGCTGTAAGTTCTGCCCCTGTTTTACCCATTGCTGCGGCATTAGCAGCCATTTCCATAGTTTCTGTAACTGCAACACCATATTTTGTAAATTCTTTGGCAAGTTGTTCTACATCAGCCAAAGCCTTATTGGTTTGGTCAGTTGTTGTAAACATATCTCCATAAACACGTTTAAACCTAATGGCTTGTTTTTCAAGATCCATAAATGTTTTAGCAGCGGCGGTACCAAAATAAGCAAGGGGAATTGTAAAGCCAACCATAAGTTGACGTCCTGCCCACTGTGTATTCTTACCAAAATTTAAAAGGTTAGTAGATCCTTGTTTTAATAGTTGATTTAACAATGCTTGTTTTTGTGCTGCTACTGCTAATTTTGTAGAGTAGTCTTTCATGTTTAAAGTGTTTGGAGTTATTGAAATTGCTTTCATTGCTCCAGAAGCATCACGACCCATCTTGATATACTGGGTCTGCATCTTCTTAACACGCTCTTCGGCCACCTTGCCAATTGTGTTAAATTCTTGTTTAAATAATTTGCCAAATGTTTTTGTAGATCCGCCTGCATAACGGAAATACTCACGCATAGAGAGTTTATTTGTCTCCAGTGCGTGAGTAAATGATTCTGTTGAGGTTCTTACTAACCCCATTTGTGCACGGAATTTACCCGTTGCATTTATTGAATTTAAAAGATTGGTCTGCAAGCCTTTTTGAGCGGCTGCTGCGGCAGCGCTACTTTTTGCTACAGATGAATGGAAGGTTGCTAATTGACGTTGGAGATTTTTAAGTTCTGCCAGTGCCGCCGACGTATCAATATGTACGCCAATATTAGCATTTACATCAGCCATTCATTTACACCTCTTATATTATTTAGTTGTTTGCAAGCACTGTATTTAAAAGAGCGTTTGCATCTGCTAGTTTAACTCCAGAAGCGGCTTCAATAATTTTATAAACTGTTGGAAGGTCTAAGACCTCTTCTAGTTTACTAATATCTTTAGACAGGTCTGGATTGTACTGCTCCATAGCAATTTGTACGCACTCAATAAGAAGAGTCATTGACTTATCGTTATCTTCTGCTACCCCTGCTACCTGCTCAAACTTTTTCATAAATGGACGAAGCAGAGAAATCTTAAGTGAGCGTACCTTAATTTTTGTGCCGTCCATGAGAACAAGTTCTTCACCCTCGTGTACTGTTGTTGCCATTTGTGTATCCTCCTATATAGGCTATGTCAATTATAGCATAGGGAAGTTATTTTGTTAGATCTTCGTAATCCAAACCCATACCTATACCAAACCCTGCTTTCTGTGCATTAGGTCCTTGTAATGCTAAAATATCGTTGCCGTCAACAGTTTTTCCTTTGCTAAAAACTCTTGCTTTCATATCTTCCCATTCCCTTTGACCTTTATCTTTATTTGATTCTTTGTCTAGGTCTACCCCCTGAATTGCAGCCAAGAATTTTTTTTCTGTATAGTCTAATTCTCTAATTACCTCTAGGGTTGCCATTAACTCTGGCATTGATAAAGAAGTTTCTAACTCTTGGTAGTCTTTCCAAATACCGAGCAAAAATACCTCTGCTTCTAGTTTTGCAAGGTCTAGGGTTTCCCAGGTTTGACCACTACCAATTGCTTGATCCTTTACTGGTTCTTCTAACTTTTTATTAATCTTAATGCCAGCAGCGGCATCTAGTACTTTATAGACAGTGGGCATATCTATACTGTCCTCAACATCCTTAACAGTACCTGAAATTTTAGGATAGTATTGTTTCATACAGATTCTAACACATTCTATTAATATACCAATTGCGTCATCATCATTTTTTGTGTTTTTAATATTATTAAATGTCAACATAAACTCACGAAGATACTTTATTTTTAATGGTATTATTTCTAATTCTGTCCCATCAAATAAATAGACTATATCACTTTTATATATTGTAGTTGCCATAGAATTCTATTCTATCACAAACACAACAAAAAACCCACCTCCGAAGAAGTGGGTATTTGTTTAATCTGAATTTAGATTATGATTGACCGTATGTGCGATCTACGATTTTACCGTAAGATCCTGATGTATCTTCTGGCAATAAACGGAATGATACTTCAAACATTGAAGCCTCATCACGCTTTGCTGATACAGTTACGTTTTCAATTGACAAAGCACGGTATGCTGTGTAAACTCTTTCAACTTCGGCTGCAGTTGCTGGGTTTCCAGTTCCTGGGCCAACAGCAACTAATCCTCGCTCCAATGGAACTTCTCCAATGTCGCCAGCAGAAAGATTTAATGTTCTTCCTGTAGATGCTGCTTTGTTTCCTGAAATTTCGTCTTCAGCATACGCTAGAGCAAGAAGCAAGTTTTCTAAAGTTGCTTCGGCAAAGGCTGTTGCAAGATTTACTTGCATGCCTTGCTTAAATAGTCTAGCAACGTCAAGAACCTGATCTACCTGGACTTCACCGAAATCTGGTTGGAACTGTAATTCAAGACCGTTCATTGTATAACCTACGTTAGTATACGCTGCATCTGCTGTAAGTGTATCTTTAAAAGACTCACTTGCATCAAACGCTTCCAGTGTTGCTGGAGTTAAAGTTGTGTCAGCAATAAAAAGTGCTGCTGCACCAACGATAATGTTGTTCGACGTACCACGGCTATATGGCATGTATTTTACCTCTTTTCATAATAGTAGATATTAAGTTGTATGGCGTTGTTTCCTCGATATAATTATATCACCGTTTTAGGAGTACCTCTGATTTGAGCCTTCTACGCTTACCGTGTGATAGTCATACTCTATGACTAACTTGTTTAGCCCCAAAGTTCTGGCTGAGGCTAATTCTATTATGTCTCTACTTTCATCTGCTTGATATACTTTTAAATTGTGAAAAAATACATTTTTAGGGATTACAGCACCATTTTCATCCTCTATGTCATTTTCTGCTATCCAAGAGTTTAAAGCCTGCGCTGCAACATCTTCTCGATCAAGACACTCTATTATTACTCTGGTTGTATCAAATAATTTAGAAAGGTTAGGGCTATAAATAAAATATATTAATTGCTCTCTTTTATGTTTATAAAATGGAGTAGGTCTAAACCTCATAAGTCTGTCGAATATAATTACGGTAGTATCGGGGTTATTTCTAATAAAAGGAATATCATTATAAATACCTTCTACGCTGTCTGGCACTTGGGCAGGAAAAAATGGTTGAAACGGTTCTGGTCCAGTTGGCATTAATTCAAATTCTTTAAGTTCACTGTTAATAAAGGCATTAACAAAGAGCGGCGGGAATCCAGTTTCTTTTGATACTATTGATACCATAATACTATTCTACACCAATCTTTGCATTAACGATCCACCTAAATCCAGTATCAACACCTTTAGACTTGCCTAACTTAGATCCAGAGTTGATATTTTTTTTGAATACTGTTGGTTTTTTAATATAATCGTATATTCCGCTAGCCCGCAAAAATGATTGTTTAAAGTATCTTAAAATAAATTCATCCATAGTTTTTTCAAAAGATCCTTGAGCCTGAACTCCTCCAGGGTTTCTAACTGTTACAGGGTTTTTAGTAAATACAGTTTGACCACCTTCATTAAAAACAAGAACTGGAGATTTTATTGGTTTAATTACAACTGGAATTCCTTCTTCCATAATTTTAGCCTTATTGTAAAAAGGAATATTTGATTCTTTTTTTACACCTCTTGATTGAGTAAATGTTGAGTTAATGCTTAGCCCCAAATTACTAACAGTATATGTAATGTTAAATAGCCTTGAACTTGGACTACCCGTTTGATACCACTCATATACATGTTTAAGTGCTGCGGGATTTCCCCTTGCAGAAACATCTATATATCTAGCCATTGCATCTATTGTTGCAACTCCTAGGTTTTTTAAAAAAACAGTTTTACCCTTTTGAGCACCATCTAAAAATCCATAAGCATACTGAACAATGTTGTTCATTTGTTTATCAAAACTTTTAGTATTTGTTGTAATTATCATTAGTCTGTTATTGTTTGATTTTCTGTTCTACGTAATAATACCTTAAAATACTCAATTGATCCAAATGGTCCAGTAAAAGGGTCTACAGTTGCTACCTCATAGATTGTTCCACGTCCAGACCTTGAGCCTCCTGTTTCTCTATAAATGAGTTGGTCGTTGGCATTACGGATATTTGTAATTAAAATATTGTTAATTGCATTTTCTGTTTCAGTTGAAGACATTCTAGGATCTGCTTTTACTCTTGCTATTAGTTTGTTTTCATGTTGTAAAAATGCTTCTGGTTTAATTTGTTCAGTACCCGCCCCTCCTATAGAGGTAGCATTGCATATAATTGTTCTATCATAAAACCAGGTTCTACTTGCTTGTCCGTATTGTGTTTGGTTTATTACTGGATAATATAGGTCAGCCTTCATTGGATAAAGAAAGTCTGTTGTTGTACAGTCTTCCATTATAATACTCCTGGACGGATGATATTCTCTTTATATTTTTCTAAAATTTTATCTACTAGGATGTTTCCAGTACCATCAATTAAACGTTTATCGTATTCAATTTTAAATTGATCGGTGCTATAGTTTTTAATATATCTCTTATAGTAATCTAATTTTCCACACTTAATGTCATCAATTAACATTAATGTTGCATCTTGGATATCATAAGGAACAACCTTATACCCAGTCTCTAACAACATAATATAATCTGCTCCTTCTGGAAATGCAACTCCAGGCACGACAGTCTGAGTGTGTCCACTATCTTCTGTATCAAACATACTGATAGAGTCTGAATATCCTAATGGAATGCGTGAGTATCTTCGTTCTGCACGATTGATAGAGTCAGTTGCTTCTAGTGGATCTTTAGTAATTGCTGTTTTATCTTTAGTAATTAAAAAAGTATAGTCTAACAATTCTGGTCCGTCTTCGTTGTCTATATCATAAACCAGTTGTGCATTTTCATATACCTTTAAAATTTTGTGAGTTTTTTTCCAAAGTGGTAGATAGTCATTTCCTTGTCCAACAACCTCTAAGTATGTTCTATCATAATAAAATCCACCAACAGCAGCATCAATAATTGCTCTTGCTAAATTTTCATAACCTGTATAAAGTGCTATGTCAGTTGCTGTACCAGATGTAGCCAAAGATGTTGGATCTACGTATGGTCTCATAATTTCTAAATTATCTTGTACTACAATATCACCACGTACAATGTTTGCTCCAGAAGATCCACCATCTTCATAAATTGTTAAAGCATATGATTTATCATATTTAACAAAATCATCATCTAAAGAGTAGGTTATTTTTTTACTAGCATTAGACTCAATGGTCTCTTCAATTTCTGTTAATTCTGCAACGTTTTCAATAACAATAACATAGTCAGCATTAGCATCTGGAACTGTATAGGTTACAGAAAGTGGATAGGGTGGAAGACGTAATATTTGCATTTTTATTTACCGTAATATGATGCTACCTCTTCAGGTGGTGCAATTCTTACCAACCTGTGGGTTAACCATTTTTCGGATGCCTCCTTTGATACTATGTTGTATCCTACCTTAAGGGCACCTAGGTTATCCATATGTAGGTTTCTTTCTGAGTATAACGCTATTTTGTTTATCATATTTTTTGCTTTATCTGCTTCTTGAACTTGTTCTTCTGTTTTTTCTGGTGGAATCCAACTAGCCAAGATTTCTAAAATTTCAAGTTTAGTGGTTGATTCAAACAACTCTATATTATTTTTTTTTGCATATGCCTTTAATGCCATTACAGTTTTAGTCGATAATTCTTCTATTGTTAAACTCATAATTCTCCTATGCTTATTTGTAATTATACCAGAATAAGAATAAGGCGGGTAGTTTTTACGCTACCCGCCCTAATATTTGATCTTTTAGATCTTAGGAATCAGCGCTATCTGAGTCAACATAAGCGACTGCATCTAGTTCTTCCCATTGGATACCAAAGCGTACAAATACTGTGTACTCAATTGTATCTTTCTTTGGCTTGTATTCACGGTTTACAGTGATGTCTCTCTGGAAACCCCATACACGGTTCTGAGGGAATGTCAAATCGACATAACCTGCAGGGTAGTAAGGAACTTCTAGAACGTCTACACCAAGTACACGGGTTGTGCGTGAGTTGCCAGTTGTCTGTGCACCACCATCAAGGAATGCTTGACGATTTGCTTCAGTACTTCCTGGACGGTTAGCAAATGCTTCTGCAACTGCATCAGCAAGTGTACCGTTGTTACGAACAATACCAGCAAAAGCATCAGTACCTGCGTAGAACTTAAGGTTTGACTTAAGTGCACGATACTTACGAGGCATTGCTAATAGCAAGCCTTGCATTACTGATGTTGAGTAGTTGTTGTCTGAAACTGTTGCAGCATATTCGTGAGCGTCGTTTCCGACTGTTCCACGAGTTTGCTTAACAAAGCCAGGCATGATGGAAAGGAAGGCATCTGCGCCTGATCCTAGACCATTAATAGCAAGGTCTTCAATATCGTTAGCGAATGCATTGGTCATTAAGCGAACTAAATGATCTTCAAGTGCTCCACCTTCAATATTGTCTTCTAGTGCTTCAGTTGATACTTCCCAATCAAGACGAATCTTTTTGGTAGTTAATTCAACCTTTGAGAATGTTGCACCAATGTTTGTGTAATCTGGTGCGCCTTGTGCGGCTGCACGGATAACACGCTCTCCAACGTTGACCTTTTCGATCTCCATTGTATTGGCACGCATTGTAACTCTACGACCATCTTTAGCGAGAACTGTTGCATCCCACACATAGTCGATGAAGCGACGTGCTTGTTCTGGTGCTAGAATACCACCTGCTGCGCCTGTTGGGTTTACTGCGTTTGCTCCAGATGTTGATCCGAATGCTGCAGTTGCAGTGTTACCAAGTTGTGATCCTACAGACGCTGCTGCAGAATCTAAACCAGTAGCACTACCTACGCCACCAGATACGAATGAGCCTTGAGAGTTAATCTCTGCGCCTGCTCCGCCTGATCCTGGGTAGTTTTTTTCTAGGTCTTTATTTTGTTCCGACATTATTTTCACCTCCTAGTGATTTTGTACTTTAGTTAAATAGGTCGGTTGATGTGAGGAAACGACCGCCCCATAGGGATTTCTGAACTTTTGAGGGTTCAAACTGCACGATCTCGCCTAGATCGCCAGACTTGCGGAAAGCGGTGTCTTGTTCTACAAGATCTACTCGCTTACCAAACTCATTAAAAACTCCCTTTACATTTTTTACTTCATCAGATACGGTCTTAACCTCACCTGATACGGTGTCAAGAGACTTACTCAATGCAACAATTTGCTCGTGAAGAGACTTAACGGTTGTTGCTAAATCGCCAAAGGCATTTGTAAGAGAATTTTTGATTTCTGTAACTGCCTCAACAATTACTTCATCAGACTTTGCTACAACAGTTTCAGTTGCAACAACTTCTCCCTCTTCTGTTTTTTCAACAGAAGAATCTGCACTACCATCGCTAGATTTAGCAAGAGCAAGTTCTTCAACTGCTGGTGCCTCCTCAGCAACTGCAACAGTTTCTTCAACTGCTACTGGCTGTGCCTCTGGAGCGACCTTTACTTCTTCAACTGCAGTGTCAACCACTGCTTCTGTTGTTTCAGTCATAGGACTAACCTCCTTTGTAATCTTAATTGTACTAATGCCTTTAGCACTATCAACTAAGAACTTTAGTGTTTCTGTATTATTTTTGTCTCCCTTTTCAATAAAGCCAATGTTTTGCATTGCCTTTCCTGATGTAGGGCTTGTTTCGTTTTCAGACTCTGATACCATAACAATTCCAGTTTCTGAATCCCAAAACACATTTTCAATTTCTGCCTTTGAAAGATATCCACCAACAACATTTTTACCATCTACTTTTTCAATAGATACAATGTTTGCAAATTGGTTTGCAGGATTATCAACCAACGACAACTCAAATAAATCATATTCTTTAATTACACGTATAGTTTTGCTTAGTTCTTCGTTGTATGCGTCGTCCCAATTTTTAATGTTACCGCCAATAGAAAAACCTTTGTATGTTCCGTCTAAAACTTTTTCCCATGCATCTTGTGCACCTTTTGAAACATATGCTGAAACATATACTCCACTATAAAACTTCTTAACTGATGGATCAAAATAACGATCTTCTTTAAATGATACAATTTTTCCAACTGCGGATGGTTGGTGCATCTCACGCAAGTTTCCTCTAAAATTTTTGAATGCTTCAACGCTTGACTCTGTTGTTACGATGTCGCCTTGCTTATCAATATTATCTAAAGTAGCAAAACCAGAAACCATACGACGCTCTACGTCTACCTTACCAATAGGCATTGATAAGCGAACGCTGTCGCCAGTAGTTTCCCAATAAGCCTTATTTATTAACATATCGTTATCCATTATACCAAATATTATTACACTTATCTCAGTTATTGAGATGAGCGACCTTCACCCTGTGCATTACGACCAGAAATGGTTGTAGTAGAGTCAGAATTGTTATTTGTTCGTTCTGCATCTCTTTGACGATTCCCTGCTAAATTAGCCCTTGTGTCAGTTGCCTGTCTTGCAGACATAACAAATGGCTCATCTCCATCGGCTCTTTGTGGAAGATCTAACTTTTCACGAGCCTCGTTTGGAGTCATAACCTGTGTTTTTACATAGCGCTCAATAATTTGAGATTGAGCAATCTCATCTGTAAGGGTTAGTTCGTTAAACTTAAGTTCAAGAATATCTGTCTTTTCACGAACAATCTTATTAACAACCTTTTCAAGATGCTTTTGTGCTGGACGAGATACCTGCTCTTTAAAGGTACGATCCTGTGATAAGGCTGCTGCAATTCCAGAATCTGCCCCACCAAGTTTAGAAATTGGAACTTGATGTGCAATTAGAATATCATCACGATTTTGCTTGCGATACTCTTTAAATGACCCCTCTTGTATACCATTCTCAATTGGCTCCATTTTAAACTCAACCTTGTTACTTTCGGTATCTCCAGGAAGTGGGATATAAAGAGTTCTATGTGATTGAGATTTAAGCCCAGTTTGTAAAAATCTAAACATCTTATCTTCACCATCAGATGATAGTTTTGCACCCTTTAAGGTTACAATATATCTTGGCACTGCCTTATTTTCAAAGTAGTCAATGTTGTATTGTGAGGCTAATTGATCACCAATAAGTGATGGCATAGCGGCAACAATGTCTGGAATACCATAAAATGTATTTAATGGTGAGTATTCTTTATAGTGAATAATCTCATTTGGACGTGCATCATTAGTCATTGGGTTTGGATTTTTAGCACCAAAGTTTCTAAAATAAACTACTGAGTTGCCAATAATCTGAACAAAGCCATCATGTAAACGACGAACACGAACAGTGGTTGCAGGTATATGACCAACGTAGCCAATTTCACCAGTTACAGTTCTACCAATTTCAATAAACCCATTACCAGTTGCCTGAACATCTGTATAAAATTTTTCCATAGTCTTAGTAAATGAATCATCATCGTTAAGGTTTTCTAGCCAATCCTTTAACTCAAGTTTCATTCTTTCAATTCTGTTACGAGCACGATCAACTGCTGCCTGATCTTCATTCATTTCAAACCTAAGCATTGTTCTATCTGCAATATCAAAACGGTATCCAAGACCAACTACGTTTTCTACCTTAGCATCAATAGCAGCATGATTAGCAAATGATGTGTCATAGAAGTTGGCTAACTCATACATGTTATATGGAGGAGTAATTACGTCAAATAGTCCGTAACCATTTCTATATACCGTGCCAGGATTAATAGCCTTTGATCCTGCATCTACTCCAGATGGTGTGGAATTAGCAGAATCTAGATATTCATTTGTTGCATAGGTCATTGCCTTTGTAACATTCCTTGCGGTTTTCCTACGGAAATTTTGTTGCAAACCTGTAAAATCTTTTAATGCATCCCAAGTTTTATTAAATGGATCTTGTTGTGAAAATGGATTGCCATCTTTTTCTTGTGTGTTTAATCCAACTCTTACGTATTCTTCACTCATTGCTACCATACTTATCATAGGTTTGTCGTGCTGCTACCCAAGCACCATGATCATTCATGGAAGGAATTAAACCATTCTTCATTCTATCTAGTTGTTCAGAATGCTCTTCCTCGCTAATTCTTGTAAGTCCAGGAACAAACACTGCACTTCCTTCACCATCGTCGCCATAATGAATAGCAACTTTTTTTAATTCTGAAATTTTTGTAATATCACCACGTTCTGCTGGTATGTTTAATATGCTGCCAGAGCCATCTGTAAACCATGAACCATCTGACTTTTTGTACACGTAAAGACCCCAATTGTAGTCTTTTTCTATTACTTTGCGTCGGACATTACCAACTTTTTTAAGAATATCGTTATTCATAACCATCAGTATAGCATATTATAGGGCTGAAGCGGTATTTATTGACCAGGTTATATCCTGATATATTTGCATTTTGTCTGAGTCTAAGGTCAAACCATTATCATCATCAAAGATTATTTTATTAGTTCCTAGGTATGTCTTATATACATCTGATGGATTTACTCCGTATAAGTCTGATGATCCTATGATTAATGCTCTATTCCAAGTAAAATTATCGTTATAGTATGCCCAGTTAAAGTTTGTTGCCCCGTCAGTTTTTACTCTAGCCCAAGGTCTTGTAATTGTTTTTTGTATTTGTTGTAGATTGTTTGCTTGATAGTAGGCTACGTTATTAAATAATACTGGACCGTTAATATTAATAGAGCCAAGAAATTCGTCAAAATCTAAGGCTGACTCAAAAGATACTCCAAGAACGCCCCATTCTTTAGAAGTAAGAATTGGTTCTCTAACTACAAGACCATTCCAATAATAAATAACGTTGTCAAGAGTAGTATTATTTGATAAATTTTTTGCAAAAACTCTTGCTCTAAGACCAGTATCGCTGTCTGCTACTAAATAAAACTTTATAGTATCTTCTTTATAAACAATTTCAAATAACTCAGTAGGGACTGCTGGAAACTCATCTTCTGAATATCTTAACCATAATTGAACAGCACTAACCAAATAGTCTGAAGCCAAAGCCTGATTTACTGGAAAAGAAATGCCACGACTCTCTAATGACAAGATGTCTCCACGAACTTGTATTCCTGAGTCTTTAGTTAAATATAAATATGGAGTGCTTCCTTTATAAATTGTAAATGGATTCTTAGACTTGTAATCAAAATAAATACCAGACCGTTTATATGGAAATAAATCTACACCAAACCTTGTTCCAATTGGATTAAAAGAGTTATCGTTAAAAGCCTGAGATGCAAATTCTAAATTACGTAATAATACTGGTCTATTAAGAATTCCACGAACATTAAACTCTAAGTGATAAACTACTGCTAAATCGTTAAAGTCAATTGTTTTTGTTGGATATATTAAGGCATTATTAATAACTTCAAACTTTGTTGTCTCCCAATTTGGATATTCATTTATATCAATAATTGAATCACGAAGAACTGGCTGAGTAGTAGTAAAGTTACTATCAATAAGGTTTGCCCCATCTTCAATGTATTGAAATGTTACATAACATTTTATAACAGAATTACTAGTATCATATCTATATGTTTTTACAGCCTGTTGTTCAGCGTCTTCGTAGTTATTCCAACCAGTAAGCAACTGGTTATCAAAATCATAATATGTTCTTTGAACTGGTTGAAAATATGCTTGGTAAACATCTTGATAATTCCAAGATGAAGTAACCTCATCTTCTATTAAAGTTGTTGGTGAGGGAGAGCCTACATTAAACTGTAAAAAATCTAAATCATAAAATTGATTACCAGCATCATTTGTGACGTATTGTCCAAAGTAAGATAGTGGTAAATAATCTTGCCAAGATCCAGAAACGCCTATATCTAAGAAATAAGTTCCATACGATTCTAAGGGTAATAAAGTATAACTTGCAAGGTGTTCAAATAGACCAATTGCATTTTCTTCTTCTGTTACCCCGCTTATAGATAAATCATCAAATGTTGCTATTCCATCAGCATTAAAATAGTCAGATATTAACAAAGTATTTTTGGTTGTACAAAACCCTATAGAATATATTCTTCCTAAAAATGTCCCGCCTAAAGATCCATCTCCTCCAACATAAACCTTTAATGAGTTTCTATTTCCAAAAAATGCAGCAATATTTCCTCCATATGTATCGACTAAAGAATCAATCTTAACACCAACAGAAAATAGTTGATGACTTTCAATTGCTTCAGAAGTGTATATCTCTTCTTCTGTATTGTTATAGTTTAAAACATAAGAGACAGTATCATCAACCTGTTTAATTAAAAAATAGTTATTATTTACATTATTGTATATTTTAAAAAGAACTTGCTCAGAGTCTAAATTGTGATTGCTAAAAACTCCATAAAATGAATCTACTTGGCTATTTAAAAGATTAAAACTGTTAAAATTAAAGTAGCAGGTCTTGGTATTCCAAGAGTTGTTTGGTCTAAATGTAACAAACTTATAATCATTTACTGGACCAGATGCCAGGTCTTGTATTGTTTGATTATTAGTATATAAATTTTCAATTGTTTTATCATCTAAATAAATTGTTGGTAGTTGATACTCTGGG